GTGGAGGCGATTTTTGTAATAATGAAAAATTGCGGCGATGAAAATGCGGCGGTTATCGTGGTAAAATCACTAACATACGTGTTTATGTATGTGTATTTGCAAAATGCGTTCCGCAATCTGATTATTGCGTACCCCCGGAATTTGGCATTACGTATTATTTACCATGTTATCCGTTTGGAGTTTACAAGGGTTTTTCCGTCGCATTTGCAACCGATAATTGACAGATTGGAAAAAGAATTTGGGGACGACCCCGACAAAAACAATAAAAAGAAAGGAGAAAACGAAAATGAGTAAAGTTGTAATTCTTGATGGAGGTCACGGCGTGGATTGTGCCGGGAAACGTTCCCCCATTTGGGGGGACGGTTCCCAATTGTTTGAATGGGAGTTTAACCGTGATATTGTACGCCGTATTGCGGCGATGTTGAAAGCGGAGGGAATAAAGTTTGAAATTTTGGTACCGGAGGACAACGACGTATCATTACCGGAACGTTGCCGACGTGCAAACGTTATCCATGCAGATTGCGGCAATAATGCCGTTTTGTTTAGCGTTCATGGGAACGCCGGAGGCGGCACCGGGTGGGAATGTTACACAAGCGTAGGACAAACGAAAGCGGATGCAATCGCAACCGTTCTTTGCGAAGAAGCGGAAAAGGAGTTTGCCCCGGACGGTTGGAAAATGCGTTTCGATTATATAGACGGCGACCCGGACAAAGAAAGCCAATTTTATATACTGAAACATACGGTTTGCCCGGCGGTATTATCCGAAAACTTTTTCATGGACACGGAGAAAGATTGCCGTTTTATGATGACGGACGCAGGGCGTGAGCGTATCGCCAAAGTACATTACAATACAATAAAACGTATCTTATGAAAAAATATCTAATAATAGCGGCAATTGCTTTGGCGGTTGCCGCCGTTGTCACTATATGGGTGCAACGTTCCCGGATTAATCAGTTAACCGGGGAAAGGGACAAATACAGAACCAACACGGAAACGTTATTGCAGGACGTTTCCCGGTACCAAACAAAAGATAGTTTGAACGCCGCCAAAGTTGGAGTTTTGGAACTGAAATTGTCGGAGTTTGAACGATACCGGGCGAGCGATGCGGAGTTGATAAAGACGTTGCAGACAAAGAACCGGGATTTGGAAGCCGTTACAACGGCACAAATGGAAACAATCAACGAATTGCGGGGAACCGTCCGGGATAGTGTTGTATATTTGCTCGGCGATACGGTTACGACCGTTTTACGATGCGTCGATATTGTCGAACCGTATTTTGAGTTGCACGGATGCGCCACGCCGGACGGACAATTTACCGGGACGCATATAAACCGGGATAGTCTGTTGATTGTCGAAACGGTGCAATACAAACGTTGGTTAGGTTTTTTATGGAAAACCAAGAAAATAAAGAACCGGGAAATTGATGTTATCAGCAGGAACCCGCATACAAAAATAATGGGGGTTGAATATATAGAGATAGAAAAATAACTATCTTTGTATCGAATTACATTTGACCACATAATTAGAGATTGTTTTCAAGGATTAGCCGGGTTTGCCCCGGCTTTTTTCGTTTTGCCCATTTTTAACCCCGTAGCGGGCTTTTCTTTCCCGGATGGATAAATTACACATTTCGCCCGAAAAAGTGGCTTAAATCGAAAATTCGACCAAAATAACTATCTTTTGAATCAAAAACAGAATTTTTGCCATTTTCCGATAAAATAAAAAGAAATTCTTTTGGTAATTAAAATAAAGGTTGTATATTTGCATTGTCAAACAACAACGACGGGGCGTTTACCCCGAACAATTAAAAGAAAATCAAAATGGCAACAACAATTTACAACGGTTTATTATACACAACAAAAGAAATTAATCGCAATTTCCGCATTAAAATCAACGGTATTGTTGTCGGTAAAAAGGTTAACAAGTTGGTAGGCGTTAAAGGATTGATTGAATTGACTGGCGTTGAAATGGCTAATAAGATGTTGCGCCGTGCATTTAATGGCACCGATGATAAAACCGTTTGCAAATTGCGCAGAGGAATAAAGATAAGTTTCTATGTTAAATAATATCCGACCGGGCGGGTTCCCGGAACCAAAAACAAATTCGTATGAGTTCAGAAAAAAGAAACAAGTTAAGCGAGATTTTCAAATTGGCGTGGCAGTTCGTAAAACGCAATGGTTATAAACTTTCAGAGGCTTTAAAATGTGCATGGTTGAACATTAAGTTGAAAGCCGAAATGAAAAAACGAATTGTAAAATTCTACTTTCAGAAAATAGACGGTTCATTGCGTGAGGCATACGGAACCACAAACCCGGAAACAATCCCGGCAACAACCGGAACCCGGAAACCCGCCGACACGGTACAAACGTATTTCGATACAGAAAAGCAGGAATACAGATGTTTCAAAAAAGCTAATTTAATTCGTATTGCATAATCAACGCCGGGGATTTCCCCGGCAAAAAAACAAATGATATGAAAACAATAAACAACGTTGATGATTTAAGCGACGATTTGTGTTTATATTGTCCTTTGGATGATGGCGAAAAAGGAACCCACGGCGTCCCAAATGGATATATAAGTTGTGAGGGGCGTTGTTGCCAAGAAGCGTATGAAATGTATATTGAGGAATGGACGGAATAACAAATTGTATGGAAAGTATAATAATAAAATAAATTGAAATGATGTTGGAATTACCTATGCACGAAAGACAAAGAGCGTATTTTGTAGACTTGTTTAATGCTGCAAAGCCCGTTAAAATTGTTCCGGCGGCTGATGTATTGGAGGATTACGAATTGGAATATATGCAGCATGTAATTAAGCCGCAGCCTAAACAATGTTATCGAAATTCCCATTTACTTTGCGAGGCGTTCCCGGAACGGATTCTTTATTGTGAGGGAAAAACAAACGTCCCAATACCGATTGACCATGCGTTTAACAAGGTCGGCGACGCATATATTGACATAACATTTGAATTTGCGTTGCATGAAAACCCGTCAATATATGAGTACGTAACATTTGGCGAGTACGACGCAAAGACCATACGAAAAGCAGTATTGGAAACCGGATATTACGGCGAAATTTACAAATGGTTGTATTATCAGAGTAAGAAATAAAAAGACCCCCAGCGTCATAAATCAATATGCACCGGGGGAATTTTACGCAGTAACCGAGAGCGATTTTTGGTAATGCGGTATTGCAAAGGTAGGTTAAAAATCGGATATTCCACGCACCCGGCAAAAAAGATTTCGCAAAACAAAGATTATATTTTTGGAAAATAGATAAATGAGATACTATTGCATTTGCAAAACCAAAAATAATATCTATATTTGCAGAATAAAATTAGTAGTATGGAAATTTGGAAAGAAATAAAAGACTATGAGGGGTTATATGAAGTAAGCAATTACGGGCGTATAAAGTCATTAGATAGCAATATAATTTTGACGCCTTGTAAACCCGCAACGTCCGGTTTATGTGTTACTTTATCAAAAAACAGAGTAAATACGAAGTTTCAAGTTAGCCGATTAGTTGCGGCGGCTTTCATCCCGAACCCGGAAAACAAACCATACGTTGACCATATCGACGGGGTTAAGTATCATAATTTTGCAGACAATTTACGTTGGTGTACGCAAAAGGAAAATATGAACTATAAACCCGCAAGGCGAAATAAAATTAAATATAATTGCCAAATAGTCGGATATGGAGCGGACGGGAAAGAATGTGTTCGTTTTGATAATTATATAGATGCGGAAAAGCGGGGTATGTACAGACATTTGATAAAAAAGAGTGTCGATACCGGGAAACCATATAAGGGAATTTTGTATAAAGAAGAAAAATAAAACCTACCGGGGGGAATACCCGGCAAAGATATGAGAGTAAAAGAAAGCAAAGAATTAAACGAGTTGGCGACCCTTTCCGGGAAACCCGCCAAACAGGTATCCGACATTATCGTTTCGGAATTACTCAACAACAAAATCATTGAGGACATACCCGACAATTGGGGTTGTTCTGTTTTCGACGCAATCAGCGAGGAAATAACCGAGGAACAAACCGCCCAATGTTATACGTCCATATCTGTGGCGTTGGGCGTGTATGTAAAAAAGGTTTTCGCCATTATCCCGGATTTGGATTTGGTCGGTAATGGCGATTGCCCGGAATGTGGCGGCGATATGGAAGTTACGGACGGCGAATATAGGCGCACAGGCGGGGACGGATATATTACGCCTCCGGAATATAGCCCAATTTGGAAGGAAAAAACGTGCCGCAATTGCGGATATAAAGAGAGCAACGAACCAATTTATTAACAAAAAAAATTTAAGTTATGGCATTGAAATTAAGAGTAAACGAAGCAATCGCCCGTTCCGAGGCGAACGGGAAAAAGGTTTTGAAAAAAGACATTGCCGCCCGTCTTTTTGAGGGTGCAAGCGAAATCACACAGCAGGTAAATATGACAAATCTTTGCAACGGGACAACCAAAAGGATTGTCCCGGAATGGGTAGTAATAATTTGCGAAATGTGCGGTTGTTCCGCCGATTATCTGTTTGGAATGGAGGATTAAAACCATGAAAAAGAAGTTTATCGAAAAAATGGAAAAGATGGTTGATGTTTTCTTTTCCGATGCGTGGCAAGCAAAGGTTTTTGCAATGATATTTAGCATTTTCGGAGTAATATGTTTTATTGCCGGATTTTGGAATTATATCCATTTTTTGTTTTCTGCAATGTGTGGATTAATGGTTTATGTATTGTTTAACGAATTAAAGAGCAAATAACATGAGAGCGAAAAAGAAACAGCCGGAAAACCCGGAAAAAAGTATTGCAAACACAATGGGTAACGCAGTAAATGCGGTTAAGAAGTTGGCGGAAGCAATGGGACAATTGCCCGCCGATAAATTCCCGGAAATAAACGATGAACAACAGATTGTCCCCGGATTGGATGCCGTCGAAATAGAACAGCCCGCCGGGGCTTTTGAAATTGTGCCGGGCATGACGGTTGAGGAAATGACAGCAATGTTTTTTGATGGTGCGTTGATTGAACCGCCGTATAAAGTATGGCAGCTAAACAGCAAAGGACACCGATATTATTACAAGTTTGACGACAACGGAACCCCGGAATTTTATCCGTCAGTTACAACAATTTTGTCCCAAACAATGCCACAATCGCCGTTTCTGATAAAATGGATTGCCGACAAAGGTATTGACGAGGCGGAACGATACAAAGCAGAACGGGCGGCGTATGGTACATTTATGCACGCCCAATTTGAAGAACTTATAATTAACCGGGTTTATGATTTGGACGGATTGAAAGCCAAATTGAAAGATTATATTGATAACAACAAATTGCCCGCCGATTTCATTTATTACGCTGATGATTTCAAAAAGGATATATTAGCATTTGCGCAATTTGTTTTGGATTATGACGTTAAACCGTTAGCCGTGGAAATTGCGTTGGTACACCCCGTTCATAATTACGCCGGAATGATTGATTTACCGTGTACGATGTTATCAAAGCCCGGTTCAAAAGAATACATAAACGCAATTGTGGATTTCAAAAGCGGGCGCAAAGGATTTTACGAAGAAGCGGAAATTCAGTTGCATTTATATGCGATGATGTGGAACGAAAATTTCCCGGATATTCCGATTGACCGTGTTTTCAATTTCAGCCCGAAAGATTGGCGAAAGAAACCGACGTACAATTTGAAAGACCAAACCGACAGCCCGAACGCAAAGAAAATCCCGTATCTTTTGGAGTTGGCAGCAATTGAGGACGAAAAACGGGATAATACATTTACGGCGGTTTCCGGGGAAATATCATTGGATAACGAACCGGATTTGACAAACAATATTGTTTCGCTGACGTTGGCGGAACTTGTTAAAAGCAAAGCCCCGGCGGAAAAGAAAAAGCCGGAACCGGAAAAAGCCGTTACCGTTGAGGATTTGAAGAAAGACCCGGAACCCGAACCACAGCCGGAACAGAATGTTATCAGTTGCGAAAAGTTTATTGATTTGATAAACAACGACGACGACAATTATTCATTATACCAAACAACAGATATTGGGGACACATACGGCGTAAAATTGGTTGACGATGGCTTTAATTTAGACCAATGCAGATGGTACAGCATAGCAACCAATATTTATAAATGTTCTGACGGGTTTGTTAAAGTGACCGGAGCGTTTCAAATTTTTTCAGAAATGCAGGGTTGGTCGGATATAAACGTACATTCAGAGGCGGAAAAATTGCAGGGAAAAGAATTGCAAGCGTTTGAATTGAGAATGAAAGCGTATGAAATAGAAAATGCCATGGAACAACAGCCGGAACCCGAACCACAACCGGAACCGGAGGAAAAGAAAACCAAGACCGTAAAGAGAACCACACGAAAAACGGCAGAAACGGCGGAAAACAAGCCCGTCAAGGAAAAGAAAACCGCAAAACGTACAATTACACCAAAAAAAGAAAAAGTGGCTAAAATCGAAGAAAAACAGCCTAAAAAGCCGGAACCCGTGACAAAGAAAGATTTGTTGAATACTGAAATTAATATTTGATTATGAAAGGACGTATAAACATAAACAGACCAACCACCGGCATACAACGTGTTGTTTTGCCACGTGTGGGGTTTATCAAAGTAGGGTATAAGGAGAAAGCAACCAACGGAAAAGAATATCCAAAAAGTGTTGACTATTTTATTGCTAGTGGAAAGTATGCCGGATTGTTTACCAAAGCATACGGCGAAAAGCCGCAAACTATTCAAATAATTTTCCCGGATGATTGCCCGGAAAAGGTATGTAACGAAATGTACGAATACCGGGCCGACGACGGGCGACGCATAGCATACGGCGACGGAGAAACGTTTTTTGTATGGAACGGAAAACAATATTGTCAATATAGTACAAAGGATTATCCCGATTTGATGGCGGGGGTTGCGGAAAAGCACCCCAACCGTGCCGTATTAAACGGCGGCGACGGTTGGATTGTTACGTTGACCGTAACGTTTATTATTCCTTTGGTTCGTGGGGTTGCCGGGGTTTGGCAGTTCGTAACAAAGGGTACGGCGTCAACAATTCCAAATATCCGAGACGCGTTCGACGCCATGTTGCAGGAACGGGGATTTGTTAAGGGTATAGTTTGGGATATGAACGTACAATTTGCCGTCTCTCAAAAGCCCGGCGACCGTTCCCGTTATCCGGTCGTTTCCATTGTTCCGAACGAAAGCGAGGGGAATTTGCGTAAAGTAACTGAAGCATTTAAGCCAATAAAATTGATAGAAGAATGAAGAAAATTATTTTGTTTTTAGTGATATCAGTAATGTGTGTAAGCGTGTATGCCCAAACTGTAGTAGAGGTTGAAACGTTGAAAGTAACAGACCTTGGGAACCAAAAATTGTGCGCTGCAAAGGTGAATGGGTGTATAGACCATTATTACATTATGCTTAAAACTAGTAATATATATCAAAAGTATATTACTGTTTACCTTGGGGATAAGGAGGAAGCTATAAGGTTACTCCGGTTTTTGTATGACTTAAATTCTAAGGGTGGAACCTATATACATCTGGAAAATAGGACTAACAACGTAGTTTCATGGAATAGATTAGGCTATTATACAGTATTCTCTGAGGGGAGGGTATTAAAAGGACATATAAGAAAGCAAAATATTAAGGGCTTTATCGCAGAATTAACCAATAATGTTTGATAATTCAAAAAAAACATCTATTTTTGCAGCATAAACAAACGACTACCACCGTTTGCAAGATATTTGCTAATTTTAGCACAAAGCCCGTTTCCCGGTGTGTGGTAGCCCGGATTACGGGCTTTTTCATTCTATGAACGAAAGAAGTTATTTAATTTTAGATTTAGTACGTTCAAGGGTTTTAGATTTAAACCCAACGGAAAGCATTTTAGCGTCATGTTTCTTTGGTTTGTTGGCGCAAAATCCAATACAATACGCCGGGAAACCGTATTACATGGCAGACTATAAAAACGTATCTGTTTATTGCCCAATTTTGCCAAATAAGGTTGATACGTTAAGGCGGCTTTATAAGAATTTGGAAAATTTGGGATTGATTCAAATAATAAAGATTGACAACCACGTTTGTTTTACCCCGTCGCAAATGTTAAGAGATTGGGGAACCGTTTACAAATCCGTTGAAGCGGAAAAAAATCCCGTTGAAGCGGAAAAAAATCCCGTTGAAGCGGAAAAAAATCCCGTTGAAGCGGAAAAAAATCCCGTTGAAGCGGAAAAAAATCCGCCATATATAAATAATATAAATAATAATATAAATAATAATATAAATAACACTATAAAGAAAGATGCTAAAGCATCTAAAGAAAATCCGTCCGGATTTTCACAAGCCGATTTTTTCAACGAAGAAAAAACAGTAAAAGCAAGTATTGTTTATGGGTTTACCCCGGAATTGTTGGACGTCAGAAAACAAGTAATTGATAAAGTTGATAATTACTTTGCAAAACTTGTATTCCCATTTGATAGCGATGAATTTAAACGGAACTTTTATATTTTGATGTGTCAACCGAAATGGAGAACGTCGCAAAAGAGTTTTTCAGCGATACAAGCAAACTTAAATGGTTTGAGTAAATACCCGGAAGAATTTGCGCTGATTCTGATAAAAGAAAGCATTTCAAAAGGTTGGGCGGCGTTAGAATATGATTCAACCCCCGAAAAATACGAAAAATGGGAAAAAATGAAACGTTCCGTAAAGACAGAGCAGCAAAGCAGCAAAGAAATTGCGGATATGATGAAGTATTTAAACAATGATTTTGATTGATATGGGAGCAATTGAAAAAAAAAAAAATACGGCGTTAGAAATATATAATACCAAGCCCGGAACAAAAGCCATTGAAGTACGCCGTAGAATGATGCAATTGCCGGAGGTTGCCAAAGCATTAAACCCAGTTGAAAAATATGTTTTCGCAGCGTCAACAAAAACACCAATTGCGGAAATTGACGATGCAAAATTAGTTGAAAATCTTTCGTTGTTGTTTAAGCGTATAGCAATGGACGTTGGTTATATAATACCACAGAATGAAAATGATTGGAATTATATACAATCCCGGTTGTTGGATATTCTGAAACGTTATCACTCTGATATGACGTTGGCGGATATTAAGATAGCTTTTGAGTTGGCGACGACCGGGGAATTAGACGAATTTTTGCCGAAAGATAAACACGGGAACCCGGATAAAAATCATTATCAGCAATTCAATGCGGATTATCTTTCAAAGATATTGAACGCATACAAGCGAAAACAGAACGTCGTAATTGACAAAGCGTTTAAAGTATTGCCGGAACCAAAAGGCGAAATGACGCCGCAGCAAATACGGCAATTTGAGATACAAAGACAATGGCGGAACCGTTATATTTTCCTTTGCTACAAATACACCGGGAAATTAATATTGGGGCTAACTGATGATATGTTTTTGTATGAATGGTTGCAAAAATGCGGGTTAGCTGATGATGTACAAGTTAAAGAGGACGACCGCAAAGAAGCGTTTGCCCGGTATATGCAGCGTGTAGCCCGTGGAATGATAAACCAATATACGGCATTTCAAGTTCGCCGAAAAGGAACCGAAAGCCCGGAAATTGATTTTACGGCGTTTGAGGTTGCCCGGAAAAAGGAGATTATAAAAGCATTTGACCGGATGATTTCCGAGGAAATGCAAGTTGATAACTACATGAAGTTTTAAATATGGAACTATTTATTGTTTGCTTTATAATTGGCGTAATAGGTTATTCTACAAAAGCGGGAGGATATAAAGATGAAAATTGAAAAATGTGGAAACATAACATTAATAAACGGGGATTGCATGGAGTTTATGCAATCCCAAAGTGATAAATCTTTTGATTTGGCAATTGTTGACCCGCCATACGGAATTGATTACGCTGCAGAACCTGCAAGGTCAAAGCATGAAAAAAAGAATTGGGATAATGATATACCAAATGATATTTATTTTGACGAACTTTTCAGAATTTCTAATAAATGTATAATATGGGGTGGAAATTATTATAAATTGCCTCCATGCCAATGTTTTATATTTTGGTACAAACAAAATCCGGTTCCTAACTTTTCAGATGGTGAGTTTGCGTGGACTAATTTTAATTGTCCTGCAAAATGTTTTGATTATAGATATTTTGGAAATTTACAAGGTAAAAGTTCAGTCAAAGAAAAAAAAATACACCCCACACAAAAACCAATAATATTATATGAATGGCTATTACAAAATTTTGCAAAATCCGGACAAAAAATATTGGACACGCACGGCGGAAGTATGGGCCATGCAATAGCCGCACATAAATTGGGCTTTGATTTAACTATAATTGAAAAAGACCCGGTTTATTATGAACAAGCAAAGAAAAGATTAATTGAGTTTCAAAGACAACAAGTTTTATTTTAATTAAGAAAGCGAGAGGTTATATATGGAAAAAAATATGAAAATTTCGGCAGTAGTGGGAATTGACCCGGGAAGCAATGGCGGTATTGTAACATGGCGCCCCAACCAAAATATAAAAGCAATGAAAATGCCAAAGGATTTAACAGAATTGCGTAATTATTTGGAGTATCTGAAAAGCATTTGTTCGCCGATCATTTTTCTGGAAAAATTGAGCGTGCGCCCGGATGATGTAACGCTTGGTGCCGATGGCGTAAATATGGGTAAATTGTACCGCATACAAAAAATGCTTGCAAACTTTGAGCAATTGAAAGCCATTATAACCGTCGCCGAAATACCGTTTGTTCTAATAGCCCCTATTTCGTGGCAGCAAAAACTAAGGATAAGAATAAAAAATGAAGATAAAAAAGACAGAAAAAAAAGATATAAAGATATAGCACAATCACTATATCCAGAGATAAAACAAACTATGTATTCATGCGATGCAACTTTGATAATGCACTTTGGACGTTATATGTTAGCTAACAATATGGATTGGATAAAAAGTAATTTACCGAATTATTTACATAATAGATTATGGGATTAGAATTAGAAGAATATAAAGAAATATTTCCATCGTATTACATATCAAATTTTGGGAATATAAAGCATGATAATAACTTTCTAAAAAAATGTATCCATTCTAATGGATATGAACAGGTTAATATACGTATCGGTAATAAATATGTTACAAAATTAATACATAGATTAGTTGCGGTCGCTTTCATTCCGAACCCGGACAACAAACCATGTGTTGACCATATCGACGGCAATAAGAGGAATAATTATGTTTCAAATTTGCGTTGGGTTACACCAGTAGAAAACGCGAATAATATTATCACAAAAAAGAGAAGTATAGAAAACAGAAAATCACATAATGAAAAAAAAATAGTTGCAATAAGTGGCGAAATTAATGTGTATTTTAATTCAATAATAGAGGCATCTATTATATTGGGGGTCGATAGAACTAGTATTTCAAAATGCCTAAAAGGTCAAAGGGGGAAAGCTGGTGGATATGTTTTTAAATATCAGGAAATGGTTACATATACTGATTTTATAAAGGCTATAAAACAGATGAGGCATAGCCAAAGACGTTACAAACGGAACCCAACCCCGGAGAAATTGGCAACGTTAGAAAGTTGGGAACGCAAAGTTGATGCGGTCGTTGCTGTATTGACCGATACACAAATGAAATTGTTTTGATTTATGCCCGGAATGTATAACGTTCCGGGTTTATTGTTTTTTTTGAAAATAAAAAGAAAAAATTTTGGTAGTTAAAATATTATGCGTATATTTGCAGTGTCAAACAACGAAAGACCCCACAGTCTAACCAAAATGCAAAAAGACTGTTGAAAGATTAAGTTCGTAAGAGTAGAAAGTAAGCAACGGTATCTACAAAGGGTTAAATGATGGTTCGGTAACCGATTAAATGAAGTGATAAAGCCAAAATCTTTCAGAGTACAACAAACACCGACCGGGCGGGTTCCCGGATAAAATATAAAGCTATGATTAAAAGAAAGCAAATTAAGATTAGCAGAGAAAGAGCAATAACAATTGCTATGAACCACAATTGCGTATCAAAAGAGATTGCGCAAAATTACACAGATTCAGAGTTGAAAGAAGTTTTGAAACAATTGAAATTAAAACCGGGTTTCTGATGGGAAAGTTTATTGATGAAGTAGGAGCAACCCGGCACGCAATGAGCGACAAAGAGTTGAACGAATTATACAAGCGTTTGGAAAATTTCATTGCTGATTGCACGGTTGAGGAAGCGAAAGAAAGCCGGGACGCATTTGTTAAGGTGCAAACAATGATATACCAAAGAATGAGAGAAACAAAAAAATAATATTAACCGCTGGGGGAAACCCCGGCACAAACCGAGAGCAAAAATGATAGTTAAGAAATTAGAATTGGTAAATTTCCAAGTCATTAAAGAGTTTAACGCAGATTTCGACGGTAACGTTTATTTCATTACCGGAGATAATGAGTTGGGAAAATCAACCGTATTAAAAGCAATTGGGGCTTTGTTGACCGGGAACCGTGACGCCGTATTGAAGAACGGAGAAAGCAAAGGTTTTGCAAAAATGATTGTCGGCGACGATGGCGAGGAATACGAGGTTGAATTGAAGTTTACAAAGGCAAACCCACGTGGCACGTTATCAATAAAATCAAAGACAACCGGAATGAAAAGCGATAACGTTTCAATGTTGCAAAAGATTTTCGGTTATACAGATTTTGACGCCGTGGAATTTTCTCGTTGGTCGGAAACAGCCGAGGGACGCCGCAAACAAATTGAAGTTGTCAAGGCGTTGTTGCCGGAAAAAGTACGCAAAAGAATTGCCGAAATTGATACAGAGGTTGCCGGGTTGAAAACAGAGCGTACCGGAGTGAACCGGGATTTGAAAACTTACAAATCCATATCAGACGCAGCCGGGCAGGGATTGACAACAGAGGATTTGAAAACGTATGCCAAACCAAAGGACATTACCGAACTGATGCGAGAACAGCAGGAAAACGCCCAATTGATAGAAAAGGCAAAAACCGTACGTTCGGCGTTAGCACAGAGAACGCAGCAGTTGGAGGAAATTCCGGCACGTATGGAAGCTGCCAAAGATTCATACGAAAAGGCGATTGAGGCGGCAAAAAAGGCAATGGCGATGGCAGAACAAACCTACAAAGAAACCGTTGCACAGATTGAGGCAGAAAAATCCGATTTTGAGAAACGCAAAGCAAATGCGGAATATTGGTTGGCGAAGTATGAGGAAAACAACCCGGAAAAGTTAGATACAGCCGAGCAATTGAGAAAGGCAGAGGAACACAACAAAAAGGCTGCAAAAGTTGCCGATTATCTGACAAAGAAAAAGCAGGCAGACGACAAAAGAGCAGAAGCCGAAAAGATGGATTCAGATATTGCCAAATTATCCGCAGAGCGTGAAAAACTTATTTCGTCGGCAAAATTGCCAATATCCGGACTTTCATTCACTGACGACGGATTGGTATTAAATGACGTACCATTTATTGCCGGAAAAGTTTCAGATTCGCAGATTATGGAAGTTGCCGCAAAACTTATTATTGCCAGCAATCCAACCGTTAAAGTGTTCCGCATAGCGAGGGGCGAAAGTTTGGGCGAAAAGAGATTGCAAGCAATTATTGATATTGCCAAGAAAAACGGGTTCCAAGGATTCATTGAAGAAGTTAAAAGAGGGCAGGACGATTTGATTATTGAGGAATACACAGAAAGCGAGTAATTAACCGGGGCGTCGGTTCCCCGGCGTCCCTTAAACAAAACAATATGGAAGTAAAAGACATGACAATTTCGGACGTTTTGAAAACACCCGAATTTTATAATAATCTGAAAGTGGTTATTTCCGATTTGGAAAACACCCGGAGAAATGCAGGAATAAGCGCAAACGCCCCATTGAAACGGCACCCGATAGACCGTTTGCAGGAAAAAGGAGTATTTGAACCGGGACAAATGACCGTTCTTTATGCGTCGGCGATGGATAAAAAATTGCAGGGATATTCAAGCAGCGAAAGAAAGTTTATTTTGAAAGTAGGCGGAGAGGCTTTTAATAAGACAATAAAACATTTGTTAAACAAAAAAAACGAAAATATGGAAACTAAAATTGTGAAAACTCATACCGGGAAAATCTATGTTGATATTAAAAACAGATTGGAATTTTTGACCGTTGGGGATTATGGAAAAGAAAATAATATAAAAGCTAATTTTTTAGGGCTTACAAAGGAAATAAACGGAGTTGCAAACACAGAGGTTGATTTGTCTAAAAAATGGGTTGCAACAATTTCAACTCAAAAAGGTTGCCCGATGAAATGTAAATTTTGCGATGTACCCAAATACGGATTTTATGGCAATGTTTCAATTAAAGAACTTTCATACCAAATTGAAACAATAATCAAAAATGAAGAAGTAAAACAGACGGAACGTTTCAACGTTCATTTTGCCCGTATGGGGGAACCAACATGGAATAAAAATGTATTAGACTTTTCGTTGATATTAAAAGATTTGGTAAAAAAATGCGGGTTAAAAGCAAAAACCGTACACCCGGTAATTTCTACAATGTTGCCAAAAGCCAATAAGAATTTAAAAGAATACATTCTAAAATGGTGCGAAATAAAGAATGAATTTTATAACGGAGAAGCAGGATTGCAATTTTCTATAAATTCAACAGACGACGAACAACGAAATGAATTATTCGACGGGAAAAGTTTGTCTTTGCATGAAATATCAGAATTGGCAAAAGAATTGCCAATGCCAAAAGGTCGTAAATATACACTAAATTTCCCCGTAACAGCGCAAACAATTCTTGATGCAAAAAAATTATCAATGCTTTTCGATAAAAGCAAATTTATTGTAAAGATTACCCCGATACATGAAACAAATTCAGCTATTGAAAACGGGTTTGAGGTTTCCGGTTATTCTGATTATGACGTATATAGAAAATTTGAAATGCCATTGTTAAACGAGGGATGGGACGTAATTGTTTTTGTTCCGTCAAAAGAAGAAGATTCAGACCGTATAACATGTGGAAATGCTTTGATTAGTTATGAAAAAAAGAGAAATAACAGCAACGGGAATGATTAATAATAACGGCGGTTTACAAATGTATTTTGGAGAGTTGAACCAATTCTTTGCCATGCACAAAGGAAGCCGAATAATTGCACGTTTTACCGTTGCGTCTCCCGGTTCATCGGAGGCTTTGAAAGGGTATTATTTCAATTATGTTGTTCCAACGTTCCGGTCGGGTATATGGGAAGCCGGGGAGCGTCTGACAGAGGAACAGACGGAACGCCGTTTGCGTGAGTTGTCCCCGGTAATGTATGAGCAAATACCGAATATTGAAACCGGGGAATATGAAACCCGGTTGCGTAAAATATCAGAGTTGAGCAATGCGGAATTGATAGAACACATTGAGCATTTAAAACAGATTGCCGCCGAGGAATACAGCATATTTATTGACGACCCAAAAAGTTTTTAATTATGTTTTGTAAGTGTAACCAACCCCGTAAATGTTACCCGTTGAAAGATTGGCGGGTTATCCGGTACCAATATACGCCGCACGGATATAGCCGGGTTAAATGTTTGAAATGCGGTTGCGTGTGGATTACACGGGCAAATTATGTTGAACAAACGCCCAATAAAGACGGGCAAAAAAGATTTTTTATTATGAAAAAAGTAACATTGAAAGACAGCAAAGGAAATGAGATAAACGACATTATGAAAGATGTTTTGACGTTCGATTGTGAAACAACCGGGTTGCCCCCAAAGGGCGCAAAATGGGACGTTGATTTTGCGGAATTTCCAAATATTGTGCAATTGGCATGGGCGGTAAACGAAAAGGAACGTTCCTACATTATTAAGCCGGAGGGATGGGAAATACCGGAAGCGTCAACAGAAGTTCACGGAATTACAGCAGAGAGAGCAAACGCCGAGGGCGTCCCATTTGCTGATATTATAGGCGAATTTTTGGAGGATTGCGAAAAAGCCCGTTTGTTGGTAGGACACAACATTTACTTTGATACGTCAATTGTAAAAGCAATGATATTGCGAATTATGGGGCGTGAGTATTACGACGAAAAAGCCGAGGACGCATTGTTTAAGGGAAAACGAATTGATACCATGATGAAAACAATTAAATTTGTCGGCGCAATGTTTGCAAATGGACGCCCCGGAAAATTCCCGACGTTGGAAGAACTTTATAATAAATGTTTCCCCGGCGAAACATTCCCGGCGCATGATGCGTTGGAGGACGTGAAAGCCTGCAAACGTTGTATTCCGGTTTTGGTGGAAAATGGTATTATAGAACTGAAACCAAAAGAATATCCGGCGGAACAATTGAAGTTTAACCCGGAACCGGAACCCGCAAAGACCAAAAAGGTAAAAAGGGAAGTTTTCACGACCCGAAACCGATATTTGCACCGGATGCAGAGCCGGAAAACAAGGTTGCAAAATTGTTAAATGAAACAGACTTTAAAATTATGAACGAAAAAAAAATGTGCATTGATTGCGTGGATTATCCGGTATGTTGTTTGTCCGGTCGTTGTGCTGATAATGAACCGTGCGAGTGTTTCCAAGAAGAAACCGACCCGGAGGAACCGGGAAACAATAAAGATTAAAAATTATGAGCGAAAAAAAACAAAATGTTATGCCGATTCCTACAAAGGAAAAGTTTTCATTATCGAAAGTAAAGTTATTGAAAGATGGCGGGTTAGACGTACATTATGAAGTAACGGAAGTTGTCGGAAATGAGAGTTACACGAACAAATACCATGTATTGAGTGCAAAAGACATACACCCGGATTTGCGTCATTTGTTTAATGATTTGCGCCCGATTATGGGACGTGTATTCAACATAACGTCATTTAAAACCATGATGGCAACGCCGGAGTTTAAAGCAACAAAGAAACAAACAGATATTGCAGCCGCATTTGCGGAAGAATGTTTGGACAATATAGAGGTTAGGGGCGTTTCTTTGTCCGGGCAAGATGATAACGTAGGCGTCGTTTTAACCGGATTGTTTACCATATCAAACAATCAGAAAACAGCAATCAATACCCCACGAATGAAATATAACGTTGAAACGTTCGGTTTTGAGGAAGAGTTGGAAAACATTGTTTGCGATATTGAAAACGAGGTTTACGAATTTATGTTTGAGGGCAAAAAGGCGCAAATGGATTTGTTCGGGGCTGATGGGGAACCCAACCCGTTAGTTTATGTAAATGATGCAGACAACGAAAATGAAAATGATATGTTCCCGGAAATGGCAGACCCGGCGGACGATACAGACAATATGTAATGGAGCCAATATTGTTGACCGAGCGTTGCGAATATGAATATTGCGTTGCACGTGGTTACGAACCGTTATTGGATATTCGTAATTTTCGGTTAGATATACGGTTGCGTGTTGAGTTACAACGGGAAGTGTTCGGGAATTGCGTTTTAGGACGTGGCGACATTCCCGTTGCCAACCAACGGTTTTTCCGGTGGGTTTGGGAGCATAAGCCGCACAGATGCGAAGAATGTTTAAAGCCGTTACGGAATTATTCCGCCGTTTATTGTTCGCATATATTGACCCGTGGAGCGTTTCCCGAAATGGCGCATGATGCAAGAAATATAAATATACTATGTTTTGAACATCATTCATGTTGGGAGAATGGGGATAAAACGAAAATGCGTATATATCCGGGCAACGTCCGGATTATTGAATTGCTTAAAAACGAATACAGAAGTTTGAAAATATGAGGACGAAAAAAAGAACACCCGATTACGGGGCAATTTCCCGCCGTTCAATCCAAAATGATTTTAAAAGGGTACAAAGGTACCCGGAAAGGGAGAAACGCCCGCAAATCGAAAATCCGCCCGAAATAAATGCAGTAAGACGGGTTTTGTTTGTTAGTGAAAATTCAGCATATTACCGATACCGTTCTTTTTTCGTCGGTAAATTGGTAAGACTAATAAAACAATCAAACGTCGGCGGTTGGATAGTTGGATTTGTTTACGACGACGACCGGAAAGCGATAAATCATGCCGCCGGATGGTCGGATATCAAAAAAGAATATTTGTTGGATGGCGTAAAATTTAAGTAGATGAAAATCAAAAAACAAACCGGATATAAAATTGTATTTTATACGTTCGTGGCGTTAACGGTTGCGTCATACATTTGGACGTTATGGAGTATTGGAAGTTGGATTTTTAAAGCTATATTTCTATGAGTGTAAACAAAGTTATTTTAATGGGTTACGTCGGAAAAGACCCGGAGTATAAAGATTTCGACAACGGCGGTTCGGTTGCGCAATTCACGTTGGCGACAACTGACAGAGCATTTAAAACGGCAAATGGTACAGAAGTACCGGAGCGCACCGAATGGCACAATATTGTTTTGCAAAATGGATTGGCAAAGGTTGCAAAAGAGTATGTAAAAAAGGGCGATAAACTTTATATTGAGGGGAAAATAAGAACCCGCAGTTATGAGGACAACAACGGCGTCAAAAGATACATTACAGAAGTTTACGGGTTTAATATGGAGATGTTGTCGCCAAAGAAAGACGGACAAACAACGCAGCAGGGAGGCGCACCAACACCGCCGCCGCCAATTCCCGACCAAGACAAAGATGATTTGCTATTTTGAGAATGAGGAACGAAATTAAAATTCAAATCCCGGAGGGTTCCCGGCTGATTGGGACACGGACAAAGGGGCGAACGGTTATTGTTTCTTTTGAATACAATAAGGAGGACGCAGCCGTTCCGGAGCCGGAACCGATACGACCAATTGGTTTTGCCCATTACAAGGAACCCGCCGGGAAAGATAAAAAATAAAGTTATGCAGTTTAATAGCAAAGAATATGACCCCGAAAAACACGACCGTTGGCGTGCGTTGACCGTCAAACAGCCATACGCAAATGATTTGGTAACGGCGGCATACAAAGACGAAAACGGCGTTGTTTACGGGCGAAAATCAATTGAAGTTAGAAGCAAAAAAACGTCATACCGTGGCGACGTTCTTATTTGTTCGTCGGCAAAACCGGTTTATCCCGGAATGGAAAGCGGCGTTACTTTGGGATTGGTTGAGTTGTACGACGTGAAGCCGATAAAAGAGTTTACGCCGGAGGATTGGGAAAACACCCGGATTCCAAAGGAAAAGAGGGCAAAAATAACAAAGGGTTTCGGATGGATGATGCGCAACCCAAGACGTGTTGTTGAAATGCCAATTAAGGGGCAATTGGGTATCTATAATCTCGTATATACCAAGGGCGAAATAATACAATACCCCCGGAAAATGGTAATTGACAAAAAGAGTTGGGAACAGATAAAAAAACAGATAGAGAAATGAAAACAATCGGATTCCATATTGGACGTATCGGGTTTTATTTGTATCTGCAAAGTTTGTGGAAGTATAAGCAATTTTATTTGACGCCCGGAGTTATGGTTGAGGGCGTAAAAGGACATGACGTTTATTTAGATATTGAAATTAAATTGCTTTGTTTTTCCGTTGGTTTCCGGCTGATATGGATAAAAACCAAAAGAAATTATTAACTTTGTAATGTAAAATACTAAAAACGTGAGCGATGAAAGAGATAACAAAAATATTGCCATTAAATGAGGCGGCAAAGTTTCAAAAATCCGCAGGCAAATATGATTGCACAATTACGGAATTGGCGGTAATGGGAGCAGGGAAAGCAAGAATTTCAATTTCCGGAACAGAGGAAAATTTGGATTTGTTGGTTAGTTCGATAGAAAATGAGAATAAAGAAACCACAACCGTTTGACCCCGATAGGCAATACAGCCCCGGCAAACGTGCAGTTTACCGGGGTATGGTAATAATTGCGGAAAGATGGGTTAAACCGTCTGATAAACTGATTGAAAAGGTTGGCAAATTTGTATGTTTGAGTAGATGCGCATGTTGCGTTATCCATAAAGACGATTGCCCGGCGGTTGGGCTTAAATGCCACAGAACAAGCCGTAGCGATAACAAAGTAATATATTTCAGAAAATTATATAACATAACAGAAAAAAGCGATGGAAAAGAAAAGATTTATTCCGTTTGATGCGGAAACGTTTTTGATGATTGAAGATGTAACGGGAACAGAACCGGAAGTTACAGAGAAAGAAAATTACTTTGAACTTAAAATGTACGCCCCGGATAAAGAGGAAAGAATAATTGAAGCCGCAATATGTGAAGTTCAAGGCAGATACGGAAAAAGAATAAAAGACGTAAAGACGATTAAAGAACAAAACCTTTTGCGTGGTGCAATATTCTTTGTTGAATACGAAAAAGGGGCGGGAAATTTGCCAAATGAGTTGCGCACAAATTTAGGTATGCCGGACGAAACCGCCGGGGATATTTATTGCCGCCGATTGTTAGAAGTTCGTGCATTACCCGTAAAGCGTGATAATTGGGAAAAATTGCAGATTTTTACCGGAGGCGGAATAATGCAGATTCCGAGAACGCCCGGAGGTTTGGCGGTTTATTCATTCCCGACCGAAAACGGCGTAATGTTGGACGTACCGGAGGGAAATTTTATTGTATTGACACCGGACGGAAAATTTGGCAAAATGGATATGCAAACGTTTATGGCTAATTTTGAAGAAAAAGACGCCAATACCGCCGGATTGACCTTTGACGAAAAGAGATTGTTTGAAAAGATGAATAAACTTTTCGGCAAGAATATAGAAAAAAGATTGGGAAAATTAGCCGAGGAATACAACGAATTGTTTGAAGCGTTTGAAAGATATTTAAGCAGGGAAAAAACGCAAAGAGAAATAAACGAAATTAATCCCGGAACGCATGATATTATCGACGAATTGGCGGACGTAAACGTTGTTTTATTCCATATTGCGGCATTATTAGGGTATAGCCAAAAGGAATTGCAGGAAATGGCATATACTAAAATTGCAGGACGTGAGAAAAACCCGGAATTTATGCGCAAACACCCACACAACAAACCGTAAAGCCCGGTTTGCGGTAATATGCAGCAGGAAACCGCCGAACAAAACAAACATTTAGAGAACCGTTTTAACAAAAGACTATGACAAACGAAGAAAAAGAAGAATTAAGAAAAAAAGCGTTGTTCCTTACAAATACGGCGTATCTTTTGGCGGACATGGCACATACATGCGTTTTTTACGCTGATGATAAATTAAACCATTTAGGCAAATGCTTTGAAAAGGGCGAAAAAATGAGATTCAAAAAAGCCGCAAAGTTGACAAAAGAAGCATTTAAAGCCGTCAAGGAAATAACGGAACCATTGTATAATATTACCGACGTTGATAATGCGTGTATTGATAGCGATTATCTTTTGGAAGTTATTCAGTTGGTAATAAACAGAACCGACGAAACCGAGGAAAGCAAAACGGCGATGTTGGAATACATAAAGAAGTTACCACAAATTGAACATATAGAAGTTTAAGCGTATGAAAAAAGATTTTAAACAAGAACTAACCGAACTTATTAATAAGCACGGTTTAGAAAAGGAAATGAGAGATACCCCGGATTTTATTTTGGCACAAGTTTGTATTGATGCAATGGCGGTATTTTCGGAAGCAATCGCCCGCCGTGACGAATGGCACGAATTCAGAAAGGCAGACGAAAAGAGTTCGCAGGATGCAAAACACAATTACCCGGATGATTGCAATATTTGCAAAGACCGTTTTAAATGTGCTGACTTTATGAGAACGCAACCAATTGCAAATCTGATTCAGCGTTTCAAGACGACAACGGACAAAGAGGAAAAAACAGCAATCGCCGGATTGCTAAAACAGATAAACGCCGATGCGTCGGGAAAGCCTCAAAATGATATACCGGAAGAAGTAAAAGAAGTTGCCGGAAAGTTGGCAAAGGCTTTTGGCGCACGTGTTGAGATACACCGTATTGAGATACCGGAAAAGAAACGTAAGTTTAGAAAGAAACCAAGAAAGGAGCAAGGCAATGAAACCCGTTGAATTTCCCGGCGTGAATGTAGTATTTGCAAAAGACCAACCGGAATACATGCCGTTACCTGCAATGAAAATCCCCAATGACCCGCAGGGGCTTATAATTACCAAATGGCAGTTATCCCCGGAAGAATTGGAGAGAATAAAAGAAACCGGAACAATACATTTGTCAATGCTGACGTTTAACCAACCATTGCAACCCGTATTGTTAACCGTGGATTTACCAACAGAAAAATAATAAAGTCATGGATAAAGAAACATACGTAAAGAGAGTTCAAGAATTGAACCATATAAGACAAAAGGCTTTGGAGTACAACGAAAAGGAAAAAGCCAAAGCGGATGAAAGCTACATAAAAGAAAATTGTCCGTTTAAAATTGGGGATAGAGTGAAACAAGGTGAAAATATTGGCACAATTGAAGAAATAAGAGTTGACAATGACGGAAAGTTTGAATATACCATACGAAAGGAAAAGAAAGACGGCACCCCGTCAAAAATATGCTTTAAAACCTTTTCATGGTATAGAAATAATGTAGAAAAGGCATAATAAACGCCCCGGAATTATAACCGGGGCTTTGCCGTTTAGGTACCGGAATGAAAGAAAGCCAAAATTAGCCCCGTAGGGCGACGAAAATACAAAAGACAATAAAAGTATCAAGTAACAAACAAAACCCGCTTAAAACGAAAATTCCCCGAAAATAACAAGCAAAAGGGAAAGCGACGTTTGAGAGGAAAGCAAAGCGAAAGACTTTGCCGTTATAAAAAGGTTGGAAAATGGAAGCAAGTAAAAGACAAAGGGGCGGACGCCCGAAAATGTGCAAAAGGACGAAAGACCAAAGGGAGTTTGATTTGGCTTTTTGTTCAAATCTGTTTTTACGTGGTTACACGTATAGGGAGATTTCGGAAAGACTGAATGAGGAAAACGCCCGGCGTGGCGTCGGTTATACCATAACAAAACAAATGGTATATTGGGATATGCAACAATTGCTAATTGAGTGGAAACGTGAACGTATGGAAAATATAGACGATTACGTTACGCAGGAATTGCGAAAGTTGGATAAAATGGAGGTTGAATTGTGGGAGGCGTGGGAACGTTCAAAGACCGGGAAATTGCGAGAGAAAAACAGACAGAACGCAAAGCCCCGTAAAGTGTTGGAGGATGGCGACAACCCGGAATATTACGGGTATGAGGAAACCACAACGGAAACGTCCGCCGGAAACCCCCGGTTTTTGGATTTGCTTTTGAATGTGCAGCAACGCCGGGCAAAGATGTTGGGATTTGATGCACCAATTAAAGTTGAGATTCCGGGAATAGAAAAAAGCATAAACGGCGATGCACCGCAATACGATGTATCAGCAATCCCGGAGGATTTATTGTTTGCGGTTGCTGATAAACTACAAACAGCAGAATATAAAAAACAATTAGCAGAGAAAGGAGTAATTGACGATGGCACGAACAACAAAGAATAATAACAAGAAAAAAGACGAACCGAAACCCGTACACACGTGCGGCGAATGTGGTTGGGGTAAATTCTATTATGACCATTCAAATTTGGATATGGACGGGAACCCAATTTGTTTAAAATGCCCGTTTGTCGAAAATCGCAGTATAATACGTTCGGAAAAAGCGTGCGACAAATGGAAAATGAAACAATAAATTGGTAGTTTTTTAAGATTTCCGGTTTTTAAGTCAGAAAAAATACGGGGGTAAGACAAAAATATATGGTATATTTTTAAGAATTAAACAAAATGGATAAAGAACAATTACTTAAAATGTACGCCGCACTAAAAAACAATCCCGGGGAATTAGTAAAAGCGGCGTCACGCAATAGGCTGATAAACTTTGCCCGGTATATGCAACCGGATTTAGCATTGGAACCGTTCCACGTCGTTTATTATACGTTGTTGGATAAATTCGCCCACGGCGAAATAAAGAAAATGATTGTGCAAATGCCCCCTCAACATGGAAAATCGGAGGGTTCAAGCCGAAAATTACCCGCTTTTATGTTAGGATTGAACCCGGACACAAAAATTTGTATTGGTTCGTATGCCGCCACAATTGCAAGGGATTTTAACCGGGACGTACAAAGAATAATTGACACCCCAAAATATCGGGAAATATTTCCGAAAACCTATTTGAATGGTTCAAATGTGGTAACGATGGCAAACACGTATTTACGAAATTCTGACGTTATAGAAATGGTTGGGCATAAGGGTTCGTTGCGTGTTGTAGGTCGTGGCGGTGCGTTGACGTCAAAGACCGTTGACGTTATGATTATGGACGACGTTTACAAAGATTATTCAGAGGGTAACAGCCCGATTGTACGCAATGCGGCGTGGAAATGGTACACGACCGTTGTAAAAAAGCGTTTGCACAATAAATCGCAAGAACTGATTGTATTTACCCGATGGCATGAGGAGGATTTGATTGGTAAGATTGAAAAGGGAGGCGAAAAGATTATTGATATTAAAAGTTGGGACAGCATTAAAAATATTCCGGATGGTGCATGGGTTCGCATAAACTTTGAAGCGTTGAAAACCGGGGAACCAAACGAGATTGACCCAAGGGAACCGGGGGCGGCTTTATGGGAGAGTATGCACAGCCGAGCAAAATTGGAGCGTGAAAGAGCGTTAGACCCAATACAATTTCAATGCTTAGACCAAGGAAACCCCGGAAGCGCAGAGGGTAGATTGTACCGGAACCCGTTCAGAACGTACGTTGACAAATCAGAATGGGGAACGTTCGTGCGTAGTGGTAATTATACAGACGTGGCAGACGAGGGCGACGACTTTACATTTTCGGCGTGTTATGACGTTTACAAATCCGGTAATGAGGCATGGAACGAACAAAAGAAACGGTTTGAACCGATTTTGTATGCGCTAATTACTGACATGGTATTTACGCAGGAAAATACAGAAGTAACAGCCGTTACCGTCCCGGAAATGATAAACCGTTGTGGAACGCAAAAAGCATGGATTGAAAGTAACAACGGCGGTGCCGGGTTTGAAAAGTTGATACGTAAAAAGATAAAAGCGATTTCCGAACCATTTTACCAAGGTGCCAACAAGGAAAGCCGCATTATAACAAATTCGGCAAGCGTCAACGCCCAAATCATAATGCCGTTAGGATGGGAGGAACGTTTTCCAAAGATACATGAACACGTAACCGGGTTTTTGCGTGATTTCCCAGCAAATGAGCATGACGACCCGGAGGACGGTTTGACCGGAATATATGAAAAGGAATTGGCGGACGGCGATACAAGACCATACAGCCAAGCAACAAGGGGCATTAAACGTCGTAATTAGCATTTTATTTTATATATGCAAGGATTTAGCCGAAAATATTATAACTTTGCAATAAGTAATGGGGCAAAGGGTTAGCCCCCGGAGATAATAACAAAAGTTTTAACGTTAAAAAATTAAGATTATGGCTATTTGTAAATGCCCGGCAGCAGCAGCGCTGCCAAACATTCCAAACTTTACGTGTGCCGAGAGTTTCGGACAGATTCAGAAAGTAGCGTTTCAGAGATTGTATAAAAGCGCCGGAGAAAAAAATTCATTTACCACGACGGCGGGTATTGGGAAAAAAGCGTCATGGACGCCGTTGTTATCGGCAGAGAACGACACGAAAGTTGTTGTCTCCCCGTATATCCAAGCACCGACAGCAGAAGCAGGCGCACCCCGTACGTTCGGCGGAGGAAACGAAACGTTGGGCGGTATTGAGGAAATTATTGGACGTGAGCCAACCCCATTTACGGCGGTTATGCGTAAAATGCCGCAATCACTGATTAAAGCATTGAAAGATTTGCAATGTGAAAGCGATTCCCAAAATTTGGGGGTTTATTTGTTTGATGAAAACGGCGCAATTGGTGCATTGCAAGACCCGACAACAGCAACAACGCATTATCCTATTCCAATTCGTTCTTTGTTTATCGGGGATAAAACATTGGGAGGATTTGAGGCACCCGATAGCAACGCAATACAATGGGCGTTTTTACCTAATTGGTCGGACGATTTGGCTATTATCGTACCGGAAGATTTTAACCCGCTAACAGACTTAAAAAATGCAGCAGGGTAAACAAACAATAGTGACGTTGGAAAATGAAACATTGAAAACGACACGAGATTTTGAAGTTAGCCACGCCGAAAGACTTTTAAAAATGCCAAATAACGGCGGTTGGCAGTTACCGGAAAATAGTAAATTTGAATTTGACAAAGAAAATGGGCTTAGATATAAGAGAAATAAAAAAGCAGATAACGGAGCCACGGAACAAAGCGGCGATAAGTAGGGCGATTTACCACCAAAACCGCATACGATTTCATGCGGAAAAGGCGTTGACGCCATACATTACGCAACCCGTGACCGATTTTTTGGCTTATGTTTCAAACCTTATACCCGCAGACAAATTCAAAGTGTTCAAAACATTGTTCCGTTACCCCGTAAAGACAAACGAGGTAACGGGCGTTTGTTTTGATAAGTTGAGCCGCATTTTTGACGGTCGTAACCCGGCGTTCAATTATCAGTTTATGAACAGCGAACAAAGGGACGATTGGGAGTATTACAGACAACACGTATTGGAAGAACCCGAAATTTGGAGCGCAAAGGGATGGGAATATTTCAAAACCGAAATTAACAGCGTATTAATTGTTGATTTGCCAAAAGAGCAATCCCCCGGCGATAATTACCCGCAACCGTACTTTTATTGGTTGCCAATAGAACACGTTATTTCATACAAGGCAGACAAAACAACTGGCGTTATGCGTTGGATAATATTCCGGCAGGACGACAACCGTATTGCCGTAATTGACGATGAACGATACCGGGTATTTACCGAGGAAAAAGGCAATATTGGCGAATTGCTGATTGATAGCCCGCACGATTTGGGATATTGCCCAGCACGTTTTTTTTGGAACGAACCATTGAGTTTGAGAGAACCGGACGTTAAGGCGTCCCCGTTAACAACCGAGTTGGAAAGTTTAGATTGGTTCCTTTTTTATCATTTATCAAAGAAAAATTTGGATATGTACGGGTCGTACCCGATTTATTCCGGATATGAACAAAGTTGCGATTTTACGAACGGCGAAAACGGCGATTATTGCGACGGCGGGTTTTTGAAAGATAAACAAGGCTATTATAAATTAGACCAAGCGGGTTTATTGATGCGTTGCCCGAAATGCGGAGATAAACGAATTGTCGGGGTTGGTTCATTCATTGAAATTCCGGTACCGGACGGCGACAAACAGCCGGATTTGCGCAACCCGGTTCAGATGTTGACCGTTGACCGTAATAGTTTGGATTATAACGTTAGCGAGGAAGAACGGTTGCGTACAAACATAATTACGGCGGTTGTTGGTACCAACGAGGAAATAACAACCCGTGAGGCATTAAATGAACAGCAAATTAAAGCCAATTTTGAAAGCCAAAGCACGGTATTAAACCGAGTAAAAAAAGGCTTTGAGGCGGCGCAAAAGTTCGTTGACGAAACCGTTTGCCGTTTGCGTTATGGAACAATGTTTATTTCGGCAAAAATCAATTATGGCACCGAGTTTTATTTGTCTGATGCAACCCAATTGCGAGAACGTTATAAGATGGCGAAAGAAAGCGGAGCAAGCGAGGGGGAATTGGATGCGCTACAAAATCAGATTATCGAAACGGAGTACAGACACGACCCAATACAAATGCAACGTATGTTAGTGTTGGCAGAATTGGAGCCGTACCGACATTTGACACGTCCGGAAGTATTAGAATTGTACGAAAAACAGCTAATTACCGAGGATGAATTGCGCATTAAATTGAATTTCGCTAATTTTGTGCGTAGGTTTGAACGTGAGAATACAAACGTTTTGGAATTTGGCAGCCAAATACCATTTTCCAAGAAAATTGAAGTAATAACAAAAAAAATTTATGATTATGCAAATGAACACAATGTTAAGTAGTGAGGTTTGGCAGGATATACAAGGTTATTCCGGCATATACCAAGTTAGTACATTAGGGCGTATCCGTAGTTTGAAAAAAGGGAAAATCAAATTACTAAAGCCTTATATCAACAATATGGGTTATGCTGTTTTATCTTTATATGCTAACCACAAACAAAAAACATATCATGTTCATAAATTAGTTGCTGAAACATTTTTAGTTAAAGTTGACGGCAAAAATTATATAGACCATATCAACGGTATTAAAACGGATAATAGAATTGATAATTTACGTTGGTGTACTCCAAAAGAGAACGCAATTTTTGAATTATCAATTATTAACCGAAAGCGTGCAATGCGTAAAGCGCGTGGAGTTTCTGTTAATCAATATGATTTAAGTGGTAATTATATTGCTACTTATGCGACATTAACAGATGCTCAAACTATTACAGAGATTGCATATTAAAAAATACGTGCATGTTGTATTGGTAGGTATAAAACAGCCGGAAATTATATTTGGAAATTTAATAAATAAATTAAATTATGAGAGTGAAAGCAGAAACAGAGGGTAAAACAAAGGACGTCGGATTGTTGGACGTTACCCCGGAAAATTTCATTGTGCCGCAAGGCGAGGAAAGTTATTACCATTGTCGTATTGAGGTTGTAAAATTCAACCAAGAAACGGGCGAAAGAATTTCACGCCCACGTATGCAGGTTTTCGGAAAAAAGTTCTTTGAAACATTCGGATTGCACAATTTGCGAAAAATGGGTTATAAAGTTGACATTATGCACGACCCGAACGTTTGGGAGGCAGCGAACAAAGAAAAGATTGAAGCCAGCAAACGAGCAAAGGCAGAAGCAGCAGCAAAGGCGGCAGCAGCAGCAAAGGCGGCAGAACGTGAACAAATGAAAGCCGAAATTATTGCAGAACTGACAGCCGCCGGAGTTATCCCAGCAGAACCAAAGAAAGCCGGACGAAAACCAAAAGCCGAAAAAACAGCAGAAGCAGAGAAAGCGGCAGGCGATAGCCCGGAAAACAACGAGAATGTTTAACCATTAAAAATTACGAATATGGCACAGATTGCACAGCAAGACAATTTGGTTATTGAAGTAACCACAACCGCCGCAGCATTGGACGGCGACACAAAGAAAAAGTTGATTGAATGTATTGAGGGCGGAACAATTACCGACGTCATTTTGGTAACAAAAGAGGTTGAAAAGAAAATCAGCCATGCACGTGTTGTTAGTTGGTTGGTTGACACAACCGGGGATTCCCCCAAATACACAATTGATATTATTAACGCAAACAGCGGAACAGTAGAAGCAATCGCACTTAATTAATTCAAAGGGTAAGAATATTATGTTAACGAGAGATATTTTAGTTGCAAATGCGGCTTTGTCGGGATTGTCTGACGAACAGATTACAGCGATAACAACATTATCGCAGAATGACGAAAACAGCGTTATTGCCAAGAAAACGGGCGAAATTTACGGGGCTTTGGATGCCGATATTTTGGCGGTTTCCGGTATCGCTAAAAATGGAACCGAAAAAACGTATGATTACGCAAAACGTGTAATGGGGGAAATGAAAACAAAAGCCGATGGCGCAACCGGCCTGCAATCGCAGATTGATTCATTGACCAAGGAAAAAGCCCGTTTGGAAAAGGCAATTGCCGATGGTGCGGCAGATGCGGAAACCGTGAAAGCATTGAAGCAGGCAAAAGCAGATTTGCAGAACGTGACAACGCAGTTTACCGAGTTGACAACCAAGTATGAGGCAGAAAAGGCAAACCACGAAAAAGAATTGTTCGGAGTAAGAATTGACAACGCATTGCAGACAGCCGCCGCCGGGCTTAAATTCAAAGCAGGATTCCCGGAAAGCGTAACAAAGGTTATTTTGACGCAGGCGACCGAAAAAGTAAAAGGCATGAACCCGGAATATATAGACGACGGAAACGGCGGAAAGGTTTTGGCGTTCAAAGATGCAAGCGGCGCAATTATGCGCAATCCAAACAATCAGTTGAACCCATTCACGCCCGCCGAGTTGCTGACAAAAGAATTGGAAACGATGGGAGTATTGGAGCAGCAAAGACAACAGCCAGGAGGCGGCACAAAAAAGCCCGCAGGCGGTGTCGGAGGCGGCGGAATTACATTGGACGTAAGCGGAGCCAAAACGCAATCAGAGGCGTACGAACTTATTACAAAACAATTGATGGCGCAAGGTAAAACGGTAGGTTCCAAAGAGTTTGACGAAGATATGAGAAAGGTTTGGCAGGAAAATAGTATTAACAAATTGCCGGAGAGATAACCGGGTAATGGGTAAACCCGCATTTAATAACAAATTAAAATAAAAAGACTATGAGTTTAATTGCAACAAGATTACAGAATTGGCGAGTAGAAAACCCGGAGTTAGACCGTAATATGACCCGCCCGTGCGAGTATGGCGCATTGGATTTTTTCATTGAACAGACCAACGCCGGAAATTCCATTTTGTCCCCGAAATTGCGTGAACGTGCGTTTGCCTCAATCGGAAATACGGTACAAGTTCCGGTTATCAATTACGATGGCGACGTTACGGTTAGCAACGTTCGTACGTGTGTTATCCCGGACGATGAAAACACGTCCGCACTTTATACCGTGGTTTGGGCGACATATTCCGTCGGCTTTACAATGGTGCCAACGTTGTATATGAACAACGAAATTTCGTATGAGCACGATTTCAACCGCAAAATGGAAAAGGTTTGCAGAGCGTTTGCAAATTCGTTAGACCAAGCAGCCGTTTCAGCGTTGGAGGCAGGAAAAACCCAAGTATTGAAAGAAAAGTTGAATTACAATTTCACTGCAAACGTTATTGAGGTTCCAACGCAGATGGCAACCGAAATTATGGGCGATATTAACCCGATTATGCGTGCAAATTGTTATCCGGGTTTGGTTCACGTCGTAGGTAACGCCGGAATTGACAGCCTTATTAAAAAATTGGCACAGCACGGTATTTATAACGACGTAAACAAGCGTATGGAATACGAAAATAAAGTGTTCCATTATACAAACAACGTCGTAAATGAAGCTAGCAAAAACGGCACATTCTTTGCCGTAGAGGATGGTAACGTTGGCGTTTTAACACGTGTTGACCGTGAGGCGTTGAACCGCACCCGTGCGAATTTCCACGAATGGGACGTTGTACGTTTGCCGTACATTGATTTGCCCGTTGGTTCGCACTATTACACAGCAGTTGGCGACCAGTCACAGACAGCAGGCGCAGCGAGTGCCGATATGACTTGCAACGTGAAAGAATATTTTGGATTTAGCGCAGACGTTGCGTTTGTAATTGCTTACAACAGCAACCCAACAACCGTTGCAAATCCGATTATCAAAGCGCAGATTGCAGCACGTGCGGGAAATGTACCTTTGGGTATGCCTGTATATGTAACCAACGCCGGGGAATTTCCCGCCGGAGGTGCAGGCGCATAAGCCGGAAAACGGAACATTTATTTAACCGAGGGGACGGGGTGGTTATCCCCGCCCCCTTATTTATTGAATCTTAATTCCTAATATGGGAAATAAATGGGCGTTTTTATGATAAGAATAAATGAAATATGCGAAGCGTTAAAAAATGTGTGCGGGTGGGAGCAATCATACGACCCGGCAAAGGCGATAGACGACAATTTAACGCAGACGGAAAG